TGTAACGCAGAGAAGTCCACAACGTTTGGATCAGCAAGCTTAGGAGAGTAGTTAGTTAAGTATGTATTCTCAACAAATCCTCTTAATATAGCTGTAGATGCAAGCGTTGCGCTTCGAGTAAAGTCTGCCATGGACAGACCATAAAACTCATGTGGAATATCAATAGGTGTAATAGATGCAAGCGGAACTATATCAACATCTTCTTCAAACAAAATATGTTTGCCTGCGATTATGACATGTTTTAGTTCAGCTATACCATCTCCGTCTCGGTCTACGTTTATCCAACATTCTGTTATTGTTACAGGTCTACTAGCTTCTAATGCGTAACCACCTTCGCTTTCAGAAGACCCTTTCCAATATTCTTGGCCAGTAACCATTTTACGTGAAGATACTTCTTCAGAGTAACTGGTTCCACCTAGCCATGTTTCGTCGTTATTTAATTCAGCCCACTCATCTTCGTTTAGCTCATCAGCCCACTCAGGCCAATACTTTCTAATTTCAGATCTAGTCATTTCAGATTGGATACCTACAAAGCTAGCATCTTCTATAGTTGCTGCGTCACGAGATATTCTAAATGCTTCTGGTGGGACGTTGTCTATTTTAACTCTAGACTTATTATTCTTTCTCCTAATTCTTACGTTAGTGTATACTAATGTTGCGTTAGGATCTTGCCCGGCAAACGGATCAGAGACACCTCCCATTTTGTTTTCAAAATTAAGGTCACCAATGATCTCTACATTATCGTCCGCAAGAAGTAAGTCAAGTTTGTCTTGATCTATTTCATCATACTCTTCTATTTTATAATGGAAGTCTTCTATATAGTCCCATCGGACTACGCCGTTCTTCCATAGGAGAGCAGACTTAAACCAAGTCTGAATTAACTCCCAACCTCTATTCTGTTTAAAGATTGCATAGTTAGTAATTAGACTTGCGTTATGTGCATTCTTAAATGCAGTAGCATTATCATCCATAGGAAGAAATCGAGCAAGCTTACCATTAGCAAGAAATAAATCTGCTAAAATAGCGGTATAAGCTTCTACAACCTCAGTCGTTGATGTATCAACAATAGTAGATACACCCTGCGGAGCGAGATGAAAATCCGGGACACCTGCAAATTCATATGTAGATCTCTGTCTTTCTTGAGTAAGATCAGATGAATTAAGCCAGTCACCTGTAGAATTTTCAATCCCTGATACTATTAAATTATGTAATTGTTCGTCAGTTACTTTTTCTTTATATCCTGCATTAGCCATTTACGGAACCTCTCGACCACGTTGTTGTTTTCTCTGGTTGTAAATCTTCTACAGAATACTTGCCTGCTTTAGGCATTTCACGTATTTCTTCTTTACTTTCTTTCTCAGGCTTAACAGCCTCTTGTATATATCTTGACATAGTAACCTCCTAGGTTCTATCTATCTAACAGGCTACTAGCCTTATTATGTGGTGGTCTATCCGCTGACTACCACCGGAGCCGTGAGGACATTGCGGAAACTTAATCTGAGAGCGGGTTATCCAAAGCTTGTTGTAACCTTTCAGTTAGCTTATCTTCTAACTTCCTCATATTAGAATCAATCCTTTCTTCGGTTTCTCTCATTGTATTCCTCACATCCTTCTCAGTCTCTCTATTTAAAGATTCAACTTCTCTGAGAGATGCGGTGGTATCTTTTTGTAATTCATTCATTGCAGTTAGCATACTTTCTAACGTGGCATCTATTAATAGCTTAGTTTCTCTAACGCTATCTACAGACTTCTCAACTTTAGAATCCATCTTATCGATATAGCCCTCTAGTTTTAAGATGTCTTCTCGTAGATCATCTTTAATATCACGCGTATAGTCGATAGCTTTATCTAACTTAGTTTGAACAAGAGTATTCTCGGACTGTATAGAGTCTATATCTATATTCTGTATAATTTCCTTCATATCCATATAGTCTTTATAAAACTCGAAGCCACCCCATAGTCCGCCGCCTAGCGTACCTAGTAACGGTAGTATAAGCATTATCTTGCCGCCTTTAATCTTAGCGCCAGCGATTTCTACTTCTGCCATTGTGCCCTCCTAGTTTTCAAAAGACAATTGTCTTAATTGATTTATCTCTTGTTGTAACTTCATAACTTCTAACTGCTTCTTCTGTAACTCAAGCTCGTACAGACGATTACAGTCAATACGATTCTTTGCCCGCTTTCCAAGCGGTATCGTTATCTTAGAGTACACTCCAATATCTCCTACTTGTTGGCGACTTGAAGTACCTCCTTGAATAATTCCAGTCACTCCAAACTCAATGTTTGTTGCTGAGCCTATTGCATTACTACAATCTAATTCACCAGCTCTAAACTTATCTGCTTGGAAACTTGTAGTCGAGTTAGGTAGTGCTAAGCTCAAAGAGTTAGACATTGAGTCTGCATAAGTTCTACTATAACTACAACTACAAATAACAGTGACTAGTAAAAGTAGTAAGTATATCCTCATTTACTTGTCCTTTATTTTTGAACAAACCCTCGACGTTATTAAAGAAATTTGATCAGTTTGCTTTAAAAGTTTTGACTGTGTACAAATATATACAGCTCGATCTATATCGCTAGATCTAATATACACATCAAATATCTTTGATTTATTATATCCTACCATTATAATCTTAGATGAAACTGTAGATATAGATGATGAAGCAAACGGAATAGGTTTAAAATCTGATGTAAATACCTCTATTAGATAATAGGAAACATCGTTTCTCCTATTAAATAGTTTCATTTTAGCAGATGATACACCTTCTATATAAGAAGATTTCAACTGCGGATATGCCGGTGTCATTTCGTGTGCGTGAGCCGTGGTACAAAAAACAAAACATAAAGCTAATATTACTTTGCTATACATTCTGCTACAATCAACGCAGTATAGTTACCCGCAGGTAATGACTTAGTAGATCCATAGCTTGCTTCTGACTCTACAGTAAACCATGTAGATCCTGCTAATGTCATATTAAACTCTGTGACATTATTGTAAGTTACTTTTGCAGCTTCATAAGCTGACATCCCAGATACACCTACTGCTCCTACTACTGTGCTTCCTGTCCATGAGACTGCATCTGTCAGTGTAGGGCTAGATGAAAAACTATTAGGATGTGTAAACTTTGTTTTATAATAGTCAGCTTGCGCAATATCCACGCGAATGCTAGCTTTGACTCCGCCATCAGCCGGCTTAGTAGTTAGTTTGTACGGAAGTGGATGTCCATATACACCTGCTGTTTCTGTCCATATAGAGCATTTAGGTTCTACTACACCACTTATAGGTGAGTCAACTGCCATTGCAGCAGTCGCTGGCATTAAGAACGCTAACGCTGTTATTGTTTTAATATCCATGTTATCTCCATTTATTCATATTGAGATCGAACCATTGTTCTATGAACCTTATCTTGGGCAAGGTTTCTCAACGCTTTAAAATTATCTATAATGATACCATCTTCTAACTCAACAGTGTCTTCATAAGTTCCACCGTTTATTGTTGCTCCATAGTATCCATCTAGGGTTCCTGCTGACATCATTTGAGCCATCATTAACAACTGTCTTGTTGGATTAGCAATCTGTTCAGCCGCACCTGCTACTGCAAGCGCTTTCTCTATTTTTAATTCTTGTTCCTCTTCTTCTTCTTTAGCTTGTTCTTCTTCTAACTCTTCTTCCTCTGCAGCTTCTGCTTTCTGATCTAACTGGAATTGTACCCAGTCGTCATAATAAGGATCGTTAATATCTGGTTCACTATCTATTAAACCGTTATCAAGAAGATATTTCATAAGAGCATCTTCATAGCCTGGACAAGAAGAGTCTGTTAAAGGTATTGCACAAGTATCGTACATATAGTTATAAGCAATAATAACGTTACTTAGTTCTCCATCGCCATGCACAGATATACTTCCGTCTCCAAATGATGTACCTAATGTAGGTGTAATAGTATCAAACCCTAACTTTGTATTGCTAGGTATCTGATCCCAGTTATCATGTCTTTCGTAGATATTACCTACACCATTAGTATTCTTATTAACTATAGATACGGTAGCATCCGTATTAGAATCCTTAGTTATTGTATACTTGTGGTATATTCCTTGAACTTTTAATCCTGCTTCTGGCGGTAAAACCCTTGTCATATCCCAGTTGTAACCATTCGTAGTTACATTATCTGTTCTTTCATATATAACATCAGATAAGCAGTAGGAGGAGAGCAAGCAAACCACCGACGCCAGCAGCACCTTTGGCAGTATTCTTATCTTCATCTGACCACTCCTTATTCTTTCCTGTTTTAGCTCCAGGTATTAAATGTGGATTATTATTCCATGCTTCTTTAGCTGGACCACCGACGAGACCATCGAACGGACAGGGAGTCCCTGCGTTCATCATGCTCGCGAAAATTCGTTTGTCTTGACACATCACTGAAACCGCAGCCACCTTCATCCCCATATCATATAATACCTTAGCATTCTTTAGTCGCTCACAGTTCATATCTCTAACTGTAGCGCCTGCACTAATTCCTAATATCTGTGTTTGCACTGCGCCTGCCACACCTACTGTACATAAATCTGAATTAGAGTTATTAATAGTTGGCGACATAGCTGATGGTGGTGGTGACTTAACTGTAGTCTCTGATGTCATATTAGAGTTAACATTAGAGTTAGTATTACTATTTGTCTCAATACAGTTTGCATTTGTTGTGCTGTCACAACCTTCTGCAAGGCCTATACTTGCTGCAAACAAATAAAGAAGTAATGTTAGCATAACTGTTTTAAGTTTTAAATATTTCATATTAAGTGTCCTCTGGTATCATAAAGCACCACGTCTTAAGTGACGACGCATTCTCTGGTTTAAATTCCCATAGCTTTTTATTAACCTCTTGCTTGGTTTCAAAGCATGCTTCATAGCTTGATTGTATGTCTGGATATACTCTCAGACTACAATTCCTGTCTAGGTCTGTGCATAGCAATGCTAGTACAAAATACATAATGCACTCCTTACGTTTTGAGTTCTAAAAGGAGAGTATACTAACATTCGTACCAACTTAATCTAAACATAGGGTTAGCGTATATATCTTTAGATAAACCTACACACTCAGAAGGTACTCTACCTTCAAAGAAATAATCTATTAATGTGTTAGATATTTCCTCTTCTTGATCTACTATTTTATTTGTTATAACCACTTGGTGTTGTCT